TTATTATTAGAGCAGATGTACCGACAGAGGAGCTAATCGCACAAGATACTCCGCCGGAAGGACCTCCAGCTAATGGAACATTTTGGTTTGATCTAGCGACAACAGAATTTGGTATATTCCAAGGCGATGGTGTTAAGTTTAATCATATTATTCCGTTACTGTTGGATCTTAATATTCCAGCATTGGATAATACAATTGTTGACGCACAAGGCGACGATGGCGATTTTGCTATTGATATTGGAAATAATCTTTTAGGATTAGTAGAAAAAATCTCTGGTACATGGTACAGAGTTGGAACATCCGATTGGGTAACAGCTAAAGGTGGAACTGGTTTGCTTATTGGTGGTGGATTCGGCCCATTTACTGTTACATATGCTCCACATACAGGTATTCCGCCAACAAATGTCTTACCACTAGCACACGATCAACACATTTTTGTTAAAACAACCTCTCCAAACCAAGGTGCTGATTATAAGGTTAAGGTTTTTAATTCAACTACACTTATTTTTACCGAGATTTTTGCTCCATTGTTTACTACTGAGGCAGAAGCCGATTCATTTTATGGAACAAATCTTGTCGCAGGTGTTTTATTTGTCGACTATGACGATACAAATTCAACACATGTTATTAAGAGATTTGATGGTACTAACTGGATTGAATTGATTTATGAAGCAAAACTTACTCCACCAACAAGTGATCCTGCAGAAGGAAGACTTTGGTACAGTACCAATCTTACTGTAGATATTATGGTTAGTGATGGTAGTAACTGGCTCGGTTATAGAAATCGATTTCCAAATACTGATCCAGGAGGAGTTCAGCTTGCTGCAACTGCTCCAATTACACAGAGTAATGCTGCTACACTTGTTGATAACGATTTATGGCTTGATACAAGCGATCTAGAAAATTATCCTGTGCTTAATCGCTGGGATGGTGCTACACTTGAATGGGTTTTGATTGACAATACAGATCAAACAACACCAGCAGGAATTATCTTTGCAGATGCTCGTGAAATTGGTGGTCCAGACGGAACGGATGCAGTTCCCGGCTTAATAAGCAACAATATTGATAATGATAGACCAGATCCAGTATTGTTCCCAGCAGGTGTGCTGCTCTTTAATATGCGCTTTAGCACATTTAATGTTAAAGAATTTACAAAAGATCATACAGCAGAAGGAGAAGTTGTTGGTTCAAACTTTGTTCCTGGAACTGTTATTGGTGATCGTTGGGTATTAGCTAGCGGATTAAGACCAGATGGAAGTCCATATATGGGCAGAAAAGCTCCACGACGTATAATAGTACAAGCAATTCAGTCTGTTTTTGTATCAAATCAAGATATTAGATCAGAATTTATTTTCTTTAATTTAATTGCCGCCCCTGGATATCCAGATGCTATCGACGAAATGATTCTTCTTAATACTGATATTAAAGAAGTTGCGTTTATTGTCGGTGATACTCCTATAAGACTTGAACCAAATGCACAGGCAATCCTTGATTATGCTGCTGATATTACTGGTGCTTTCTCTTTGAACGGCGAAGATGTTAGAACAGCAAGCATTCGAAACTTTAATGTTGGACAATGGTATCCGTGGGGTCTTGGAACGAACTTAGATGGTACTGAAATTATGATTCCACCAAGCACAATTGCTCTTAGAACTATTGCGATCAACGATCAGGTTGCGTTTCCGTGGTTTGCGCCAGCTGGATTCCAGAGAGGTCTGGTTACTAACGCACAGAGCGTTGGTTTCTTGACTAGCGAAGGCGAATTTCAGAGAATTATTCTAAATCCAGGACAAAGAGATACATTGTATCTTAACAACATCAACCCAATAAGCGATCAACCAAATCGAGGATTGGTTGTTTTTGGACAGAAGACTTTGGCTCCGCTTCCAAGCGCCTTAGACAGAATCAATGTCGCACGTTTGGTAAACTTCTTGCGCTTCCAGCTTGAAGAACTTATGAAGCCATTCTTGTTCGAGCCAAATGATGCCGAAACACGCGAATCTGTTACTGTTACGGTTGAAAGATTCTTGGGTGACTTGCTCGGTAAGAGAGCTTTGTTTGACTTTGCTGTTAGATGCGACGAATCAAATAACACACCAGAAAGAATTGATAGGAATGAGTTATGGTGTGATATCGCCATTAAGCCAACTAAAGCAGTTGAGTTTATCTTTGTTCCGATTAGAGTTCTTAATACTGGTGATCCTCTACCGTAAAAAACAATATAAAAAGCTTTTTTTATATAGCCCGAAAATTCCGGGCTATATTTTTGACTATAATTAAGTATAGTTTTAATTATTTAAGACCGAAAATAATAAATAACTATGTAATATTACTCAAATAATTTGAAAAGGATCAAGTCGTGGGTACAATAAATAAATTTGGAGTTCCTTTAGGTGCAGGAGGCGTCGAAGGCCGCGGCGGCATTTTACAGCCAAAGCTGAAATATCGCTTCCGTGTTCGCACGGTGTCTTTTGGACCAACTGGGCCAAGAGAGCAAATTAATCTGACACAACAAGTAATGAATATTACTAAACCGAAGATTTCGCAAGAAGAAGTTGTGATCGACAGCTATATTTCAAAAGCGTGGGTAGCTGGTAAGCATACATGGGAACCAATCACACTCGTTGTCCGTGATGACATCACGAATGCAGTTAGTAGATTGGTTGGCCATCAATTGCAGAAACAGGTTAATCATTTTGAACAAACTTCTCCTGCTGCTGGTGTTAACTATAAGTTTGCTACATTTATTGAAACATTGGATGGTGGTAATGATGTAGTACAAGAACAGTGGGTTCTTGAAGGATGTTGGTTACAAAATGTAGATTATGATATACTAGATTATGCTGCCGGTGCAGATGTTCAGATGATTACGATGACTGTGCGTTTTGACAGTGCAACTATGGTAGAAACATTCATAATTGACCCAGATCTAACGCTTATTTCGGGAATTCCTGGCAATCAACTTGCTGCTCCCGTGAACCTATAATAGAGATTAACATATGGGTGGTATTAAAGAATCGCCATTTTCATCGTCTGCTGGCACCCGATTGGTATTTCGGGACGGACAGAGTGCTGCTCGAAATTTTAAGATCAGTTTACGTAATGCGGTATTTACGAATAATGCTCTAATACCTAAACCAAAATTTCTATTTTTTGTAAAATTTATTCAAGCACTAAACAATTCAGTTACACCAGGACCAACTATAGCTGATACTAGCAAGTATTCCGATCCGGCAGAGGGAATTGTTTTCCAAATTAAAACGGTCGATAAACCAAAATTTAATATTAAAACCGAAACTCTTCATCAGTATAACAAGAAAAGGGTTATTCAAACCCAGATAGATTATCAACCAATGACAATTACTTTTCATGATGATGTTAGTGATCAAGTTATGCAGTTTTGGAAAGATTATTATTCGTATTATTATGGTGACGTTAGAAAAACAAGTTCGGAATCGTGGAGTGAAGATATTGTAACAAAAAATTTTAATGAAGCTGATGGAACAGGATGGGGTTATCAAGGTCAGTTCGCTGGAGGACTTGCTAATAATAAAAATTTTCTTGAAAGGATAGAACTCTTTCAATTTTATGGAGGAGAATATACTGTAATTTCTTTTATTCATCCAAAAATTACTGTATTCGACCATGATGCCAATGATTATGCTGATGGGCGAGAAGGTCAAGGAATCAGAATCACATTCGATTATGAAGGTGTACTTTATAATTTGACAAAGCAACAAGTAACTAATGAAAGAGGAGAGACACTCGAAAAAGCAGAGACATTTAACTTTAGTAATGAATATTTTGATATTGGAGCAGGAACACCCGGCGCCGATATTCGAACAGATGGAAAGAAAGAACCCCTCGAAGACAGGACAAGCGGAATTACAGATCAGCGAATTGATGACCCTACGCCAGAAACAGGAACAGATCGTTTCAGACGACAGATTAATACAGCATCTCTTATTTTACAGAATGCTGGAGGATCTGCTTTAGGTGGATCAAATTTTTCGTTTGGAACTGGAGCAGTTCAGGGATTAGGAAATCGTGGAGTAGATTTAGATACTCTTACTACGCTTGCTGGAGGAAGTCCTGCACCCGATTTAGTTCAAAAAGCAACAGGCGTAAAAAGTTCAATTGATAATTTTGGTACCTTTAGAAGACCTACTAATTCAAATGATATAATTTGGTTTAATACAAGCGAAGTTACAAATACTGGCATCGATTCAACAACGGTGTCAGCAGCCGCATCTATTTTGTCCACCGAAAATGAATCAACAGAGATACCGTTAGGAGCGGGACAGTCGACCATTGTCACAGCAGAACAGCAATCTGCATTTAGTAGATCTTTAGGAACAGGAGCAGTAATAGCTAGAAAAGAAGGTATCATTGGTTCTGTAGCAACACAAGAAGCAACTCAGACTCCTGATAGTAAGGATGCTAACTCTTTAGTTACACAACAACCATCTGGAGAATATTTGCTAACCAACAGAGGTTCTGCCTCGATGAATGCATTACGATCCCCAAATAGTGTTCTTGGAACAAGAAATATAGTTAATCCATTTGTAAATCCAAATTCAGTGAATACAGATAAAAGGTTACTTGCTGAGATACGAGACGGCAGATGAGAAAACCAAAATTTAGTCGAGGCGAGTTTATACCAAAAAATCCGGAGAAATATATTGGAACATATCCAATTATCTATCGTTCTTCTTGGGAATTAGTTTTGATGCACCGTTGCGATCAGCATCCAAATATACAAAAATGGGCTAGTGAAAGTCAAAAAATTCCATATTGGAATCCGTATAAAAAAGGGGCTCCTGGAGTTCCTAACACAATTTACGTTCCAGATTTCCTTATACACTACGTAGATAAAAACGGAAAACAACATGTTGATGTCGTTGAAATTAAACCATTAAATCAAACAGTTAGAGAAAAAGCTCGCGGCACAAGAAACAAAATTTTATTGTCTATAAATAAAATGAAATGGAAGACTGCTCAAAAATGGTGTGCTGCACGTGGTTATAGATTTAGAATTATGACAGAAGCAGATATGTTTGCACAACTTACTGGAACTAAAAGAAAGAAAAGAAAATGACAAAAAAAGTAGATGAATTTTTCGACTTGCCACCTTTGGATGAAGCATTAGCAGAACAAGATGCTGATAAACTTGAATGCGAACTCGAAGAAGTTTCTAATACCTTAATTAATCTTCCAAAAAACGCAGGAATATTAGCTAATGTTATCGAAGATCAACACGACAGAGAAACGGAAGAAATAAGAAAAAAAGCAATTGCTTTATGTGACGAAGTTGCTGAAGTAGCACGAAATGTGAATCCAGAACGGAGTGCCCGTTTATTTGAAGTTGCAGGACAAATGTTAAAAACCGGACTCGATGCAGCAAATTCTAAATCAGAAAAACAGTTAAAAGCAGCCAAATTAAGATTGGAAGCAAAACGACTGAAATTGGATGATGAATTGATTGGAGAGATCTCCCACGGAAAAGAGATACTAGCAGATAGAAATGTACTTTTAAAACAAATAATTGCTGAATCCAAAGACAATATTGTTGAAGTAGAGCCGCAAGAAGACTAATCAAATAGTCCTTTTTAATAAATACAATATAATGCTATAACTAGTTGAGGATGTCCTTCTAATGACTGTAAAATCATTTAAAGACTATGTACAAGAACGCGAACGAGAGTATAATCTACGCATTAAGACAGTCGTTCCTCTTGACGATCAAGAACTTGAATATATGGAACGGGTTCTTGACAAATATGTCTTAAGAGATATTACCAAACCCGTGAAAACTATTTTACAAAAACATCCTCTAGATTTTAGAGATCTCATTAACGTTGAAGTATGGATAGTAGATATTGTTACTGCGTTGCCTGTTAGTGCTTATGTTCTACAACAAGAACTAAAATTAGCACTGAATATTCCAGAAAAATATATTGTCGTTAGAAATGCTAATGATCCAAAAGAAGTAGAAACACAGAGAATGGCTGCTAGAGACGAAATTGATATGGAAGCAATGGAGCAGGGATTAAGCCCAGCACCACGTTTAAGTACAAACAGCGAATATGATGATGACGAACTAGGAGTGCTCGAAGAACCAGTTTATGGAAATGATTATAATTCAAGATTTCTTGAAGTGCTAGCACAGGTATCTGCCGATCGTGACGAATTCTTGGTAGATGTAGACTCCACAGAGTTGGATGAAGGAGGAACTGTTTTAGATGCTGATGACGTTGCCCCACCAAATGCATTTAATGAAGATATTGTTGATGCTCCAGAACCAAAATATTCAATTTATGCTGAAACTTTAAAAAATCTTCGAAAAGAAGGAAAGATTGGACAGGCACGTCTTAGTATTAGAGCAAATTACGACGACGATGAGATCAAACAAACCAAAAAATATAATAAATATGGCGCCGACGGTAGAAAAGTAGCTGTCGTTACTGTTAAAAATGAAAGAGAAGGCATCCGTAAAAAGAGCTAACCAAAGGGTTGTAAACGATGGACAAAATTAAAGATGTGAGAAAAACACTGAAGCTTTTAAGAGATATAGAAAACTCTAAAGAGATTCTTATCGAAGCGGTTTTCATAGAAGATGGACCGTTAGATGTAGATCCAATGTCAACGGGCCCAGAAACTCGTGTGGAAGTTTCTTTTAAAGACGGTGATAATATAGAAGTAGAAGTTTATGCCCAAGGAAACGAAGAGCTAAAGAGACTTATGGACTTGGCAGGTATATTCCACAAAGATAAACAAAGTGGAATGGTTGCTCCAGCTCCTGATATGGCTCCAGATGCTATGTCCGTAGAGCCAGCCCCAACAATGGATTTAGGAGCACCAGAAATAGTGGCTCCTGATGCTATGGCCCCGGATATGGGTCCTGAACTTGATCCGGCAACAATGATGGCTCCTATGGACAATGAACCAATAGGTGCAGGACCATTAGCAGGCCCCGACGGAATGGATTCGATGGGAAGTCCAATGGATATGCCCGGTGTAGACGTTCCAGCTGACACCCCTGCAGATATGGATGCTGATATGGATGCTGATATGGATGCTGATATGGGTGCTGATATGGGTGCAGATATGGGTGCTGATATGGGTGCTGATATGGGTGCTGATATGGGTGCTTCTGACGAAATGGATTTCGAAATTCCTGTAACAGATGATCTCGACGTGTTTGAGGATGATTTAGAAGAAGGAGAAAACGTGCTTGCTGGAAAAAAGCACGATTACGGCTTTCCTAATCCTAATCTAGGACAGGAGCCGTATGAACTTACAGCACATGATTTTGTCGGAGGTGCAGGAAAACCTGTAAGATTTGTTCCGGCTCGTAGTGGCGACAATGCGATGGTAGATGTAAGTCACCAAAGAAAAGGTAAAAGTCTAACAGAATACATCTCAGACATTGAGGGTCAAAAAAAAAATCTCAATGAGGTTGAGCCTGAAAAATTTGGAGAATTAGTAGCGAAAGCTACTCCTAGAAATCTTTCGGGTCCAAAATTACGAGCAATTGAAAGAACCGCAGACGAACTCGAAAGAGATTATGCATCCGATCCAGCCTCTATTAAAAAACTTAATCCTGCTCAAGCAATGGAACTAGTTACTTCAGATGATGAAGTAGTTCGTGTCGGATTTTCAGATGCTGACGATAAGGCAGTGAGCGATATTGTGGGTAGAGTTGAAGATGAGTTCGAAGAAGGAAAACGTCGCTTTTCTTTCAAACAAAATATCCTTCCATTTCAGGGTCTTACAGGGGTTCAAAGAATGAAAAGAACTGCCGCAAAAGCAGCAAGCAGGGCTATTAAGAGGAGATAAAAATGTCAAACGTTTCGAAAGAAATGCGTAAGCTAATAGAAACAATTGGCGAATACGAAGTTGACTCACCAACAGGACCAAAACGCAAAGAAGATCCACTAGGTCATATATCTCCAAAATCTGGAACCAGTCATATTGTTAAAAAAGAGCATGAAAGAATTGCTGATGAGACTATAAATCATATCAATGCTGTTCTTTCTTATATTGATGCAACAGAAGAGTTGGATCCTATTGTAAGAAGTCAGATACTATTAAAGGCAGAAGAACTTGTTCAAAAGCTCGCATGAAGATTTTAAAAAACAATTTCGCGACGATTATCGATTAACAACAATCGAAATAACATTCGATTAACAACAATCGAAATAACATACAGATTGCCAGATTATCATTCTATTCTACAAGAATTTCTTTGGCAAACATTAGATCGACCACCAGAATATCCAAGAATGTATAAATTTTTGGATTATTGGATTGAAAATATAGAAGGTCCAATTTATAGTGTTAAAATTGCAAGTGTGGATATTATTCTACCGGGCAAATATAATTTGATTGATCAGATTTACAAAATTTAGTAACAATAACAAGGATAAAATATGGTTGCACCTAGACATACGGTGGACACCTCACTAGTTAAAAGAGGCCACACCAAAAATAAATATGACATTTACAAATTACAAGAACTGAAAAAATGTCTTAATGATCCTATCTACTTTCTAGATACTCATATGATAATTCAGCATCCAACAAAAGGCGGAATACCTTTTAAGATGTATGATTATCAAAAAGAATTAGTAAGTAATTACGCAAATAATAGATTTGCTATTGCATTGCTTCCCCGACAAAGCGGAAAGACAACTTGTGCTGCTGGTTTTCTGTTGTGGAAAGCAATGTTTAATGCAGATTCTACAATTCTTGTTGCTGCTCACCAATACTCTGGTGCTTCTGAAATTATGCAAAGAGTGCGCTATGCATATGAAGAACTTCCGGATTTTCTTAGAGCAGGGGTAATGGAATACAACAAAGGATCGATTACTTTCGATAATGGAAGTAGAATAGTTTCGCAAGCAACAACAGAAAAGACGGGTCGTGGTTTGTCTTTGACTCTTATATATCTTGACGAATTTGCGTTCGTAGAACATAGAATAGCCCAAGAATTCTGGACTTCATTATCTCCTACATTAACAACTGGTGGTGCTTGTATTATTACTTCAACTCCAAACTCAGAAACAGATCAGTTTGCTGAAATATGGAGAGAAGCAAATAATACTATAGATCCAGAAACAGGATTAGAACGTGAAAATGGACTAGGGTCTAACGAATTTAGAGCTTTTACAAGCGATTGGAAGAAAGTTCCCAGAGAAGAGGGAAATGAAGAGTTTGAAGCAAAAAT